TTGGCAATCAAATATTTTAAATTATTGGATATGCTGCAGCGGCAAGGAATATCTAAAGGTCAGTTTGCTCAAATGACCGGGTTATCTTCAGCTACCGTAGCCAAATTATCCGGCCATAGACCAGTAAACATAGAGATTATTGACCGGGTATGTAGAACTTTTAATTGCCAGCCGTATGACATAATGGAATACATGCCTGATGAAACAGAAAAAAGCCCGGACAGCGAATAAACCGCTATCCGGGCTTAATATTTATTGTAAGGAATCCGTTATGCCTCTTGCTATAGCCCTGGCAAATTCGTCACGTTTACCGGCATCAGCAAGTAATTGTTCATCGTCCGGGTTACTAATGAACGCCGTTTCCACTAACACAGCCGGACAATCCGTGTATTTCAATACATAGAAACCGGCTGTTTTAATCCCCCGGTCCACAGTACCAAGGCTGTTAACGATTTGCTTCTGAATGCACTGCGCAAGTTTTGCTCCTTCGCCGCCTAATGAATAACAATAGGTTTCCGTCCCCTTGGCAGCGGTATTGGCCGCTGAATTACAATGAATACTTACGAACAGATCCGCATTAAAACCGTTTGATACATTCGTAATTTCATACAGTTCATTTTTCTGGACTTCCAGGACTTCATACCCTACCGTCCGGAGATAACCGGCCACGCGATGCATAATGTCCTGTACTACAACAGCCTCCTGCAAACCACTTGCGCCTACCGCTCCGGGCTCCATTCCCGGACAATGACCGCCATTAATAGTAATTTTCATGATACCTTCTCCTTTTCTAATCCGATATGATCTTCAATAACATCGACACGGACTCTCACATCCATAAGGTTTTGATTCATGCCCACCAGTGTAGTATTGATGTTATTTAACGCCTCGGTTTGTTTAGTCAGGGTATTGTTCACCAAATCGCCTAACCGTTCCTCACGATCTTTTGCATCATCCATGCTGCGATTGAAAAAATCTTGCTGCCTACCGGCTTGCTTGTCGGCATTACGGATGACATAAGCTAGCAAGGGTAAAAAAACAATGACAAATAAAATAAACCCGATTAAATTCGGGTTTTGAACTATATACGGTAATATTGATACTGCTTCCAATCGATCACCCCATTATTCTGCAATCAGTCGTTTTGCTACTTCTTCCCGGTATTCTTCCGGCACGTCTGCTTCAAGCACCTTGCGTCCGGCCTTGACCAAATACGCATAGGCCATGATTTTATAGTCAATCAGTGTAGCCATTTATGCTTTACCTCCTTCCAATGTTTCTATTTTTTCAGTTAGCGCCAGTATCGCTTCCCAAAGGTCAGCCTTTTCTTCATCGACCGGCGGCGTTATAATTTGCGTTTCAGGTTCAGGCGTATACTCAACAATTTTTAATGCCGCCAGGTCTACCCGGCGACGACCCGGATTGTCCGTACAATCTTGCCATGCTGCTTCATCAATTTCAATATGTGGCTCAGGGATAGATTCGTATTGTACAAAGTCAGGGTAAAATCCAAGTATCTCACCTGTTACAGCATCATAATTTACTTTTACCATAATATCCTCCTTTCTCTTATCTTAGCGACCAATAGCAAACCATCGTGCAAATAGAACACTTGTCGCAGATGCAAAAATTCTAAATTGGCTAGTACTGTCAATTAACGTCCCATAATATTTTGGGGATGAACCGCCGTGTACTGCAAACACTTGCTGAAAAGTGCTCGGGAAGGCTATACCAGTGGTTACGGTTGCAATCCCAGACGAAAACAGTTCTTCAGTGGCTTGTCCCCATTGGATGATCAATCCTCCAAGCCATGAGGGAAATTTTATATATCCATTGGTACTCCCAAACGAGTATGCAAATCCGGCGGCTGTAGCTACGGCAGCGATGCACCCAGCAACAAGAGATTGGATGTTGCTTCGTATCCATGCGGTAGTTGATAGTCTTGTGCTATTGTCCGATGAATCCGCTGCAACACGTTTGTCACGGATTGCCCATTGTACACTTCCATCCGTTATGTTTGCCATGTTATCACCTCTCTGTTTTTATAGAAGTTATCCCATCGTTCTTAGTATCCAATACACAATACACAGTATTGTGCATTGGATTGTCCTAAATTCCGTATTGTAATATTGGATAAACTGATATTACGTATTTGCCCTATATATGTACTGCCAACGCTAAGGTCTGCAGACATATTTGATATTGTTGTATATTGTCCTAAGTTGGCATTTGGAAATGCTATTGGCAAAGTAACTACCGTATTCGCTCCACTTGCAATAGCAGGCGATACCACCCATTGTAATATCAACCCACTCGGCAATTTTTGGTAGCCGAGGGGCCTAAAACAGCTGAACCGGCTCCAGAGATCAACACCCAATTCTCGCCATCGCTAACAAATTGGTACGTGTTAACTCGCTGCAGCTGTAAGCTTGATACAACAGCTTCATTAATCCAAATCTGACTCCCTGCAGCAGATTTCAATGTAACGGTATTACTCGCGCTTGCTTGATTTGCTATAAAAGTCAGAGTTGCGCCCTGTCGACCGACTGGTGAGGGTAACGTTACCTTGCACGAAGCCGATATATTAAACTCAAACACCAATCCTACTGCTGCAGTTGTGAGAACGGTGTCGCCTGTAATATATTGCAAACCCCGAAAATTTCCCAGTGCCTGCTGTACAAACTTTGTTGTAGCAAGTTTAGTGCTTGCGTCAAATTGTGTGTCGGCTTGCCTCATATCTCGGACAATCCAGAAAATGGAATTATCTTCAATTACCTCCCCCCGTTGGAAATATTTGTAAATATTGTATCGTCTTCGCCTGATGTCCCGGCTTGAGTGCATTCCAAATACGCCCATGATGGAAGTTTGGGCGAGAATGCAATGTCGCCCACCGCGTAGGCATGGGAAGGTTGCCAAAGATGCAACAAGTCGGCGTGAGCGTTCAAATCGGTGTTGTGTTGGCTGATCGCCACTTCATGAGCGTTTTCATCCTCATTATGTTCTTCCAAATCTAGCTTTGTCGCATACGTCGCGCTGCCGTCGATCACAACTGTTACGTTAGACGCATTACCGATCAATACAAAAACATCAAAAATCTGTGCATCCATTGGCGTATTTTTATCTGGTATCCAATCTACTCTATTCCCGCCGTTCACATAGGCATAAAGTTTCTCCGTCCCGGATTCATCCAGCTTCGCATATATGCCAACTTCACGGGCAAAAAATCCTTGGTCTGCCGGAACGCCGCTATTGTCTACCAAATAGCGCAATCTTATCTGACCATTCCCCTGATTTAAAAAACCTTGAATAGGTACATCAAGCTTAAAGCTTTTTAAGGCTGTTAACGTCGATATGCTTTCGCCTGTCCCCAATACTCCGTCTCCGATTTTTAACTTTGTAAAAATAAGGCTGCGACCTGTTTGCGATTCAGCAATCATATCTAGCCCTATATTGGTGAGTACAATTTTAGGATACTCTGCCATTTCATCAACTCCTTATTACGGTATGAGCGACCTTCCGTATAAAACCGATTGCCCCTAAATTGTTTTCCATTTCAGCCGATCCAAATGATAGGCTGGGATGTATTTCAACCCGTTTACTTACGCGGATATATCCACCGGCATATATGCTTTGATTTAGCGTTTGTGTATTGGATATCCCGATTGTCATATTGGCCGGGACAATAGCCCGGAGGAAAGTCCGCATTTCCGGTGTCCGTGTTAAAATACTCGCCAAGATATCTACCCATAAAGCATAGTCGTTATAGTTAATAGATACTTTTGTTTTCCCGGCTCCATATGTCGCGGCCAGCATGTTTTCCAGTTGCCGGTGAGTGTATGGAAGCTGTGCATTGATTTTGGTCAAAATACGCCGCCGCCGGGTTATTAAATCATCCGTTGCTTTGGGACGTAGCTTAAGCATAATCTCCCAACGTGTAGCCCCGGCCTCGTCAATGTCATAGACAAAAGTGTTACAAAATAGCTGCCAGAGTCGTTTCCAAATCAAAGTCAATTCAGGATTTACGACTTCAGCAATCGCCTTGAACTCCTTGGCCGGAGCTATGACTTGCGGATAATACCGCTCTACATGCACATCACGTACTAGTTCATCCATTTGTCACCACCCCGCGCACCGCCAATTCATCGACGCCCAGCGTCAAATTTTCCTCGACACCGTTTATTGTCGTATGCTGAATATCGACTATGCCGTCAATACCAAGTAACCGGCTCTCTATTTGGGAGATTCGTATCACTAAGCCGGTATTGCTATACTGATCAATTTCAGCTACTTGTGTTGATTGCCAGCTTTTATTTAACTCGGTAAAATAGGCGTCAATAGTGTCCTCAACATCTGATTTATAATCGTCATAAGTACCATTAGAAAAGGTTAAATGCAGTCCGATATTGATTTGTGAATCTGACACCCCCTGCACCGTGACAATATGGCCGATAGGAGCTATTCCCAAACCTTGCCCTTGGTTTGGTATTGGGTCAACAAGAGTTTGTACTTCGTCGATAAATTCAGCCGTTGGCACTTTGTATTCTGATGTCATGAATGCAAGGCGAACCGTACCGCCGCCCTGCCACACCGGATAAACCTTAACCCCGCCGATACCCTGAATTTTATTCATTTTTTCCCGATAGTCAGCAATATTGCCGCCATAGGCCTGGCTACTAAAACTCGCCAGATACCTGGCGCGAAATGTTTCCGTTGCTTCTTCCTCTTCGCCGGGAACAGTGACCTCCGATAACGTCGCCGTCTGAAGCCCAGCCACGTAATCAATCGCTACCATAGCCCCCGCCGGTTTATTTCCTGACGTGCCTGCTGTTTCACAAACCAAAAAATAAACGCCGTCACTGATTTTTTCAGTAACAGCGTAATTCACATCATCGTAGGAAAAGCGGGAGCCTATCGGTATATTCAAACTTGCCGGTGTAAAATTGCCTTTGACCTTGGCATAAGTGGCTTCATCCGGCGTTAAACCGCGCTCCTTTGCCCGTTCAATAAGGTATTCCCGCTCTGCCGTATCACCAAATGTGTTTTTCAAGAAAAAGTCAGCCATAGCATACAGCAGCATGACTTCTATTGCTGTTGGCATGCAGCTATCATATATGATGGCACCCTCCCGCTTATCCAAGCTCGGTGACACGCTTTGCATCATGCGTTCAAATACGACTTGCTCTGTCTGGTTCTCATACATTACAGTATCCTCACCCCTTTCTGCATTTCAATCACGCCGCTGGCTGTAACCACTTTAAACGTTGCCAGTACATCCCCTTTATTGTGACTGAGATCAAAGTCCGTGACATCATTAACTCTGTCATCCTGGGTAAGAGCCTCCCGGATACGCCGTGGCAACTCTGAAAAGACATAAGGGATAGGTTTGCCAAACAAGTCTTGAAGCTCTATGCCATAATTCCAGCTATAGATTACATATTGATATCGTTCGGTGTTTAGGATTTTATAACAGGCCTGTTCTACTGCTTCCAAAGCATCTACCGTGCCGAGTACCTTTTCATCATCAATACGCATTTTATAGGATTTATTAGGCTGTGTTGTTAAATTCAATTCTGTACTCGTTGTGGCCGCTTCAGGCAACAATGCCATACACTCACCCCCATTGCCCTGTCAAATTCGTGTGATTGAATACCCGGCTTAGTACAACAAACTCCTGCCCACCTGCCTGCCGAAGTAAAATAACGTTCTCACCGACATGCAAACCATTATATACCCGGATCTTCTTCCGTCCTGTGTAGTCATGGTTATGCGAAGCAAATGCCGGATCACCGCTGCCGCCTGCCCGGTTTTCCGTTACGTGGCTGACTTCAATATCTACGTCATAATCTCGAACGGCATCGGTTAAGATTAAAAATTCTTCCGTGATTGTTTCCTTCTGTTCAATTCGGATAGAGAGAGGGGACGAGGATTCAACAACGCCTAAAACGTAATCGGCTAATTGACCGGCTTGCATGGTTTGTCCAATCAGCGTCTGAAACACCTGTAAAAGTTCCGCGCTCATCCGATTATACCCCCTCGTAAAGTCAGATCCATAGTATGTTGGTTATTGGAGTATTTATGCTTGACCGTTTCTACCAACATCCATTTCCCCTGGACTTCCATGTCCCCCAAATTCAAATTAACCATGACGCCGGAACCGGCCCGTACTCGGTTATCACCGGCGGCATTGGTTATGGACAATGACCGGCGAACCCGATTATATAAATCTAATAGTGCATCAGATTTAGCTGCCGGATTTATAGCCTTTTTAGGATTAATCGATTCGCAAAGCTGCAATATTCCCCACTTTGCTTGGTTCCCGCTATCTTGGGAGATATAAATATTGCGTTTTCCTTCATCTTTATCATCATAATAAAGCTTGATTTTATTATAGGTTTCTTTATCAATGCTGGACTCATAATCAAAGTCCTCGGCTGTCTCCGCATCTAGCAGGATGGGCACATGCAGGTTATCCACGTTTTTGAGCATTAGTTTGCCTACGTCATCATACAGGACGTACATTGTTTTATTATTTTGCAAGGTGTAATCTAAGGCAGTTTGGATAATATCAAAAAGAGTCTCATTACTGCCCCTGTACTTAGGGATCACATACTCAGTATCGTCGATTTCACCCATATTTAACTGAAAATCAGCGGCTATCCGTTTAACAACTTCACCGGCTTTCAGGTTCGTATAATAATAAATATCCTTGTTTTTCAAATATCGTAGTTGATCATATGCCGTCACCGCAATCACGCCGTCTTTATTGCGTTTTTTGGAAAACACAAACCCTTTAAATACGGCTTTATCACCATGCCACATGCGGACAGGGTTTCCTTCCTGAAAGTCCAGCAGTTCATCTTTCACCACTTGGAAAGCTAACTTTCCCGGCGCTCCTTTCCTGGTTGTCTCCCATGTAACACCATCCAGGGCGGCAGGCTGCAACATTTTTTTATTACTGTTTTCAATAATAATCGTCACATCAGCCAAGGTGCAGCACCGTCCCCTTCGTAATACTGCCAATCGGATTAGACAACCCGTTCATTCCGGCTACTGCTCGCCAATCCAAGCTACCACCCGATATTCTTTTGCAGGCTTCCCATATGGATTGCTCATTTCTGATTTGGTATACCGAAGGTACTTCTTGGGTGGTTATCCTGGTTTCCCTGACCGTGTACACTTCCTCGCCCTTTGCGTTCGTCGTTTTGACCAGTTCCTTTGTCCCAAATGGCCGGTACTGTTTCAGTCGAAGAGGCACAACTACATCAAAACCGTTTCTTGCATCCTCGTTATTGCTATATTCTTCTAACGTAACCAGTATGTTTGTATCACTTAACATCTGAAACTGCGGCGTCATACGCGCAATAATGAGCCGGAAAGGCGTTTGTGTAGCCTTGGCCTGCTTGAAATACGACATAAAATAATCAGCCTTTTTAAAGCTGAAGCTGTTGCCCAAAAGGTTAGTCTTTAACGAATCTGAAAAAGAGGTGTCATAACTGGCAAACGGATAGCTTCTATTCGGCAACCGTGCATCAAACGATATTTCAGTCAAACCCGGCGTTTTGATGATATTGACTTCACCCTCATTGATAAGGTTGATAGTTTTATTTTTGTTTTTTATTTTTAAATCCATCTTTTCCGGTGGAACGGGTAACATCGTATTTCCTAAGAAAAAATAATACGCCATTATAGATGCACCTTCTCTGCCCCGGATACCATAGCTTCAAATAAGCTTTCCTCCATGTGTCGAACCATGCCGTCAAAGTCATCCGGGTTATTTATCGTATTCGTTTGAGCCAGTTCAATTTTGACTTCAGCCGTAGTATAACGGTTAATGACTTCCTGCTCGGCAATATCACGCATGTATTGAAGACTCTCTTCAGTGATCTCCATAGCGTCTTTAATACCTTTTGTATTATCTGCCGTATCTTTACCGGCAGAGGCAATATCACCGGCCACATCAGGGATTGTATTTGCATTAGGCATTTCAGGCAGGCCTAGCATACCGCCCAGATTATGAATATCAAAATTCTTTACAAAATCACCAGCTGATTTTCCCCAGCCTTTGGAGTCCACTTCCGCAATCATTCCAACAGTGCCAATGTTGGTGCCGAACACCCCATTTATCAGGCTTGCGGCTTTATTTAATATTCCTATCAAATCGTTTACGCGCCTTATCATAAAGTTGATGGCTTCCCCGGCAGTTTCCGCTATGGATGAAAAAGCAGAGGCGATAGCGTTCCGTAATCCCATTGTCTGAATTTGCCACCCCATAAAAGCCGCAATAGCCGCACCAACAAGGAATATCAAAATGGGGATAGGATTCATTGTCAACACAGCATTTAATAACGCCTGAGCACCGGCCAAGGCTACTGTAACCGCCGTCCACGCTTTTTTAGCATTAGTGATAGCAATATCCCACAAAAGAACAACCTTCTGTATCGTATTATGTACCACCATCTGCGCATTTACTGTAGCCCATCCAATCGCATAGGCAAATAGAGCGCCGATTATATAAGGGAGAACAGCATTCGCAATGTCACCCAGAATCACAAAACCAGCTACTAACCAACTATTTACATATGATCCGACATCACTGATCACGCCCCCAAGCCAAACTAAATTATTAATCAGACCGGCAAGGATAACGCCTGCATAAGCGGTTCCAGTGGCAATGCCGTTAACAAAGGTTTGTATTCCAGGGCTATTCGCCAAGGAGCTAATTTGACCAAACAACGGTTGCAACCCCATAAGAGCCGTATTTTTAAAACTAGTCCAAATGTCGCTCCAGGTCTTAGGAATAGTTTCAAAGGTTTGATTTACCCCATCTGCAGCCGCGATCATAGCATTTTTTACAATAGCCGCTGATAACTGACCTTCCGCTGCCATTGCCCTAATTTGTCCAATGTCCACTTTGAGATAGTCGGCAATCTTTTGGATCATCATTGGCGCGGCTTCAAATACAGCATTTAATTCTTCACCACGTAGCACACCAGAGGCTAAGGCCTGGCTTAATTGGAGAGTTGCAGAAGCTTGCTCTTGTGCGCCTGTCCCGGATATTTTGAATATCTTATTGATAGTTTCCGCTACACCGATCAATTCTGCATTACTTGAAAATATTTTTCCGGCCATCATACCTATTTTTGCAACAAAAGCGGCTGTTCCTTGGTATTCACTTCGCGCTCGTTGTGCCGACGCAAATATCATAGCCTGTAACTGCGCCGTGGTTTGCAAGCCATCGTTCATTAGATTTAGTCGCGCTGTCGTTTGTGAGAATTCATCAGAAAGATGGATTGAACCAAAAACGGATTGTAATGCCGTTATGATCAACCCAATAACGGCCATAATGCTGCCAAACACGGTTGCTATGGTCATCCCCAGACCTATAATTCCCGCTCGGGCTGTCGCTGAAGCCGCGCCGATCAATCCTACGCTATTGGCCGTGCCTGTTGCCGCCACCGAAGCCGCTTCAAATGCAGGGACTGTAGAATAAGCAGCGGATGCAATTCCCGATACCTTTCGCTCGGCCGTGCCTGATACCGATTCGCCAATCCTGTTAGCAGCAGCGGATGCAGCTTCAAATCGTCCAGTAGTCACTTCTGCTGCTTTCGCCATACGCTGAAGTGGAGCCGTGGCCCCGTCGCTGATAGCGATTGAATTTTGTATAGTCGCCATTCTACCCCTCCTTTAAAGGGCATGAAAAAACCGCCCCTTTTCGGAGCGGTTTTGATCCTATTTAATCTTTATAAACTGATTGATAATAATTTTTGGAAGGTTTCATTATCTGTCTTGGCTAAAAACTTTTCCCCAGTATGTAATTCACAAATAAAACTTATCTCTTTTTTATTTCCTTTTGCCAGCAATCCTGCAAACATACCGATTGGCCCAGCTACAACACTGCCGATAAACCCCCAACCTGCTTTTTTAAGCAGACTTTGTTTATTTTCTTCGGTTAATTGCGTAACATCTTTTATATTCCCTAATATTTGTATTTTTTCGTTTCCTTGTTTGGTAGAACGTTGGAAGTATAACTCCTTTTGAGTAGAAACAAGTTTAAAATCATTTTCAAAATTTTGACTGAGAATTTCTAACTTGATCCCTTTTAAATTAACATTGCTCACAAACGGAACGGCGGTTTCTCTTTCTATATTTGGTTTTTGTATCCTTTGCCTAATTTGATTAACTATATAGTCTGATTCAGTCTTATCTACTTCGATTATGGTTTCTAATCTCCCGGAGACAATGGTTATTTTATTACAAATAAATTTTGGCGCTATGGATATGTTTATAATATCATTATAGTAGAGGGTTTTATCTGGCATAGTAGACCCTATGGTAACTTTTTCAACAAATAACAATTTATCAACAGTACCTATTAATAATCCTACATTATTTATTCTACAACCAAAATTTATTTCAGTAGGTTGAACGCAATTTACTATCTGTTTAAATGCAGAATCCGATACTAATTTACCATCTCGAAAATTCGGATTTGATGCTTTTATGCTGTTTTTTAAGGCTTCTACTTTTTCATTCGCCACTACAACCCCACCAATCTATGATATAGTTACCCAAATTATACCATAGATTTACCTGCGTCTGCGAGATTTGGCTTCTCGTTTAGCCCTTTCAGCTTCTTTTTTATCCGCTTCGATCTTTGTAGATATTGCCGCAAAAACAAAAGCCTGTTCATTAACAGGTAAGTTAAATATCTCATGCGGGAGTTTATGAAGTTTGTGGAGGGCGTAATACGCTACGTTAGCGTAAATATCGCCCCCCTTAATCAGTTTTTTGCTTGTTTGATTTTCTTATCGTCCATGCCAACCTCAAAGCCGTTAGCCTGAGACACCATAAGATACAAGTCTGTGTATTCACCCGGCGTCAGCATTTTGTGTATTAATTGGACTGCGCCGACCACCCCATAAGAATCTTGCAACGCTGCATCGTTCAAATTAGGATACACTACACAGGCGACAATCAATTCTTCGGCATATTTTTCATTATCGAATTCAATTTTCGCATCACGTGTACCGGGAACGAAAACTTTTCTTTTGCAGGTTTTCTTAATTGCTTCGTCCTCTTCACTCGTTAAAACCCGGATTTCCCATTCAATAGAATTTTTATTGGCATCCCTAAATCGTTTTGACGCCACATATTTGATGTTTTCAGCTTTAATCGCATTCTCGGCCAGAAAGGCTACTAAATTATTATCCATAGGTAAAACCTCCACTTATTATAATTACTGCATGCCGTCAAGCTGATTAAATTCTTCCGGCATTTCAAAATCCTCAAAAGTAAAGTCTACATCCTGCTCCAGCCAATCACCATCGGCATCAAATGCAGCAATGACACCGCTATCCAAGTTACAATCTTTCAGGATGATGGTCTGTCTACCGGCGTCAGAAGTAGGATCTTCATTAGTGATTTGAATATCGAAATAAAAATCCTGTCCAGTATCTTTATAGGTTTTAAGCAGCTTCGTGAACATTGAAGTATTATTATAAATCGTCATACTACCGGTTCCGTTCCAGCTTACTGTTTTATGCCCCTTGCCGGTCCGGCCAAGGATAGCGACCTCCTGCTTATCTTTTTCAACTTTCGCTTCCAAGCTTTTTGCCTGCATCAGCAAATAACGGTTTCCGTCAATAGTTGCATAGCAACTAGCCAGCTTTGCGGCAATAACGTCCTTTGCTCGCATTGTTCTGATTGCATCAGCCATAAATTATCCCTCCTTACGCGACCACGACGGTCATATACAATTTTTCCATACACATAGTCGGTTGTACTTGGTATTCACTCAAAACGGATTCCTTAGACTCGCCTTGTGTTGGGATTGGAATATCGTCCGGTGTGAAGTTTTGAATAGCCCGGACCCGCTGTAGTTCTTTATGGTATTCCACTAGATCGCCCCAGAATGCAATCCGTCCATCAGGGTCATTTGGTTCTTTGCCCAAATACGTTTTATTAAACAATCTGGCAACATCTGTTGCAATTTGATCCAATACTCGAATTACCTGATTAGCGGAAAAGTCTTCATTTTTCTGCTTCGTAAATGATGTAAAAGTATTGATGTCCTGCAGGATATTGACATCCCCGGTAATATCGCCCTCTACAGCATCGGTGACACGGTGGAAGATCAACATGCCGGATGTAATTGCTTTCTCCAATTCGGTCTGACCATAACTTGTATCGACCGTAAAATCCCCGTCGTATGTTTTGTTTGTGCAGGAGGCATTTACCGCACAGGCAGCTTCTGCGCCGGTCAGCCAATAGACCAAGCTTGCCGGAGAAGCCCCGGCATCCGTTACCTTGTTTTTAATGGAGATAACGCCCTCATAGTCAACGTTCTCCTTGCCGTAAACTATAGTTTGGAATTTCATCCCTACGTCGTCGCGCATGCGTTTGGTAAACTGGATGAACAAATCTTGAACAGTTGATTCCGTAGACAGGCACCCAAGCGCATTGAAATAATAAGGTTCAATCTTATCTAGAAACTCCTGGTATTGCAGCCCGGACACCGCTTCGCCGTTGGAGCCGCCGGTTAACGGTGTTCCCGCTGTGGCTTCCAGCGTCATGTCCGCTTTCCAGGTTACGTAATCATTATCCGCAAGTGCCGCCTTATCGGTAACTGTTTGCTTATCTACAACAGATTTTGCCCCATCCGTTGTGAGATAGGTAATGACGTCAAACATACCCTCGTCATCAATATTAGCCTGTATAACAATAGTCAAGTCATTGCCCCGCACGCCGCCATACTTCGCAGTTGCTAAAGCGCAAGCCGCCTTCACTGCTGAATTATTCAGCCTATAAAAATAACCGGTTTTGAGGTTCTTAAACAGATCCCTCAGACCGGTTATTTTGTCACTGGTATAATCATATCCGAAGTATTTAGTAGAAGACTTCTGAAAGTCGGCTACTTCTACCTTAAACACTTCCCCTTCTGGCCCCCAATCTAACTCTAAGGCCATAGCTCCATAGCCACGGTCAGCAAAATCCGTACTCGGACGAACCTTGCTGACAAAGTTAATATAAGCTCCAGGAAGTTTCTTGTTTTGAAACAGCCAGCCGCCGCCACCTAATGACATCAGTTACTCACTCCTTCCCATTCACTTTTTCTTTAATTGGTGCCTTTAGAAATCTATCAATCTTCTGCTGTATCTCATCTGCCGTGTATTGCTTGTCTTTTTCCAGCACGATACCGGCAATATCCCGGTACTGTCGGTACTTGTCAGCTTGCAAAACCTGATCCCTGGTATACGTCGCTACTTTTTTCTCTTCCGCAACCGGTGTATCGGTGTTCGCCGCAGTCGATGCTTTCGCCATTTTATCACCCCTTTAGTTTTTGAGATTGATGGAGCTCCTGCATGAGTGGAACCTCTTCAGGCACTTTCCAAATGAAGAAGTCATAATGCACAAAGAAATGCAATACCCCATCTTGCACTTCATACCTCATATCTGTACCACGTATCGGCCCGGTTGAAAGATTCACGTATTCCAAATTCATCATCAGCCGTTCAGCCACCGCATTGATTTCTTGGGTATACTGTTTGACCGCCTGCGGGAAATAATGAATATCAAATTCATGCTCCCGGAAATACCGACTACCACGGATCTGCGTTTGTGTTCCCCGCAATAAAAGAATAAAAAAACAAGGCGTTTGAAAGCCCTGCGGTATATCGTCTATATAATGCTCGTAGCCATCGCCAAAAGCTTCATCTAGCCCTTGTGAAATGGCCGTAGCTACATCATTGATCATTTCCTTAAGACCTCCTTCAAAAAGGCCTCAAACCGTTTTTCCAAAATGCCGGGGGCTTCCTTTCGTATTTCATTTGCAGAAATTGTCATCATAAAATGGCCTTTCGACCAGCCCTTTTTCAGTTTCTTACCGATAGCTGGGATATACCTTCCCGCTTTTTGCCTGTGGCCATACTCAACGTAGGAAGCGTATGAAACAGGATTAATAATGATGATCCGATATTTTTTACCGATTCTTTCAACTAGCATCGAATTCACATAAGCAACAGGGTCTTTACCGCTGCCGTTTCTTGCTTCGGCTTCCGTCGCCGCTGTCCAGCCCCGGCGGAGAGTGCCGCCGTTACTGACTTTTCTCAGCTTGGTTTGCCCCTTATTCTTGCCCCGCTTATGCTTAACCCTTTTGCCGTCATCGTCAATAACCGCTTCAAATGTACCTTTGCCAACAGGCGTCCGTTTGATCACCTTGGTTAAAAACCGCGCCGCTAGCTCTTTTGCACAAGACCGGCACAATAGCTCTATCTCTTCCCCGCTTGCTAATTTTTCAAGCTGTTCAGTGAACTGTTTCATTTGCGAAAAATCCGACTTAGCCATTATGCATATCCCTTGAACAAATCCAGAATGATCTCCTGGTGATGAGTGTACACGGCGGGTTTACCGCTACCCTCATAATCGGCGGTAACGCCGTTTTGGGTAATGGTGAGTTTAGCTCCCGGCTTAATGGTTACTTCCGGGGCGATAAATAATTTAATTTCCTGTGTAACCGCTGCAGCACCATCATTGGAAGAAGTTCCGGTTATATTTTTGAACGATAATCGGCAAGGTTGATCGGTCAAAACAGCAACTTCCTTCTGAGAGGTTATTTTTGTCACAGGGTCTTTAATCGACTGATATTCATAAACAGTGCAGACCCCGGCATACATGCTTTCAATTGCTTTTCTAACCGGATTTACCATTTGACGCACCTGAATCTTGCAAAATCAACTTCCCCATGCAATAAATAGGCTATCAGACTGTCATATTTGGCTTCTGCGCTATTTTTAGAATCAAAGGTAATGGTTGTATCCCCCTCAGCGACAGACTTCACTACAGCCTCAAAGTCAATACCCACACTCTGGCCGCTCTGTTTCTTGCCGAAAAGGAATCCCCCACAGGCCATATCAATAGCAATAAGCCGCAATCCTTCCGGTACTGCGGCCACATTGCAATTATTTTTGATATGGTTTTCAACCTTGCCAATGCAAAAACCAAGCACCCAATTATCGGCAGCAGTCGGAGTATATCCAAACGATTCTAAACGCGATTTAACATCATCCAACATAACGGCCACCTACTTCTTCAGGTTTTTGCGTAATTGATCAGCTTCTTGAATGATTTCAACCGCACCGACTATTTTTCCAGTGGAATCCTTAGTTTTTTTAACTTCATCGGCTTTTTTGACCAAACCAAGGACGCCTAATAAAGCGTCAAACCATTTCATATAATCACCCCTTTGAGATAATTCGGGCAATCGGAATGGCCTTATGGTTAATATACTTTCTGGCTGCTCCTGTGCCTCCATCATTAACCAATGACCAGTTAGCCCCGTTTTCCAGTTCGGCATTTGTCGGCGATAACGTTGCCTGGCTTGATTTAGTATAGCTAATCCCATAAGGAGCAAAGCATTTCCGCTGACGGCTGTAAAGCGTATCTTGACCGCCGTTAGTTTTAGGGTCACGATTCATCTCATAAGGAACCTGGGCACCGATATTCTCATAGTCAAAAGCACCCTCACCCAGTATATACGTAGTGTATTTGGTGTAACCATCTCCTGCCCCAGCGGTGCTTTCCGGTACATCTTCCGTAGGCATGGAATCATCAATCAGTACTACCCTGCCATTCCAAGTCGCCAAGCCAAGCTCACGTTCAATGCCGTTAGCATCCGTTTGCTTCATATAGGCCAATAATTTCAAATTTTCCAGGTTCGTGGCGACCACGGAATGCATAATAACAATTTTGAATTTTGCCTTGTTATCTCCGCTGGCCTGCTGAATAGCACTGTTAAGCGTAGCGGCCCCGACAAAAGCGGCTTCAGCGGCTTTAGAAGTAATATCATAGGTATGATTGTCTACGAACTTTAAATTGTTCGTGCCGGTCATGGAAAAAAGGCCTTTAAGTATGCTTAATAGCGTGGCTTGATCAATCCCATCCCAGTATTCGGCCACTTGAACAGCGACATTATCCATAAAACCCGCGCCACCGGTGATATCTTCGGCAAAATCGCTTTCTACCCAGGCTTTAGCTCGGCCAACCACAACAACGCTACGTTCAAAAGTAGTCGTGCTTTCAGCCGTAATATCGGTATTGCCGTCATAGTTTAGGGCATCCCCTTCCAAAAGGCCATACATCGGCAACGTAGCGTAAGCCGTCCCGGTTTGTGAGCTAAAAGCATTGCGGATATCAGTATTTCCCTTTAGTGCTTTGGATTTCACTAATTCATTTTTCTTGGTTTGCGGAATCCGGCTGACATACTTACCAAATGCCTCCGGGTTAAACGTTTTTGAATTAAATTTACCCATAAGTCAAATTACCTCATTTCCTTTTAAATTAAACTTCTGCGCCGGGATTTGCTTCCATATAGGCGCATAGCTCGGTATAATTCATTTCACTTGGCTTTTTATCGGTAGGATAGCCCTTATCCTTACCTTCTCCGGGCTTAACCCCCTTAAATTTTGTCTGCTGAGCTCCAGAATCAAACAGGAATTTGGTATCCTCAGATTCTTGAAGCTTCTTAATTTGGTCAGCCAAACCCTTAACGTTTTCACCGTCAAGTTCAGCCTTTTCAAGATCAAGCAAAGCACGAACGGCTTTCAGATTTTTGGCTTTGGCACCTGTTAAAGCTGCAGTAACGGCAGAATCAATCTGCATCTGCCGGATTTTAGCTTCATACTCGGTTTTCGTAGTTTTATTGGTTTCCTGTAATTCTTCGATTTTCTTTTGCAGGCCAGCAGCGTCCACTTTTTTCAACTCTTCCAATTGCTTATCACGAGTTTTAATATCGGTTTCAAGTTGAGTTTTGGCCGTAACTACTTTTTCATGGTCAGCTTTAGCCACATAACCCTTCAACTCTTCAGTACTGGCAGCGGCCACTTTAGTAGCTGCAGCATCGTCCAATCCCAACGCAATCAATTGTTCTTTTGTCATTTAATAACCAACCTTTCCCATAAAGTAAGGGTGCCGATTACTCAGCACCCTTTAAAATTTCATACGATTTTTCAAACCAGTTTTGATCATTGGCATAGGCCACAATCTTATCAATCAGAAAGTCCAAAACCATATCATTAGTAACAATGGAAGATAACCAAGTAGGAACCTTACCATCTGCCGCCAATTGCTCAAATAGGCTCTTAATTTCCGTTTTGGCCTGTTCCTTCTTGGCTTCCCCGGTTTCGCCTGTGCCCTCCACCATAGTGACCACACTAGCAAAGATCACTAACACCTTTGCTAAATACTCAAACACTTTCTGAATCATTATAGATTCCTCCTTTTAAATTTTTGCATATAAAAAAGCACCCACACGCTAACGTGTAGATGCTTAATTAAATAAGTTATGGGATAAGCTCAATTTCCCTATCAGTTAAAGTGCCATCCTCAACCTCCTGGAGAAATTTTTTAAAGATATGCTTTTCTTCCTCCGTGGCATCTTCTCGGATAGCCGTTTGTTTGGTTTTTTCGTCATAATAGAGCAAATGAAGTATCTCTTTAGGTGGGATCACCATTGAACACCGCCTCCATTTCTTCTTGTAATAGTTTTAGAACCTCTTGAGCCAATGGCCGGGGATTATATTCAGATACGGCTTCCGCTAGAAATTCTGCAGGATGTTTATAGCCGTAGGTGCTTAAATTTTCAGTTATGACAGTCTTATCATTTGTAAGCTGAAGATTTTTTAAAGCCTGGTCTTTAATCTTAGCGGACAATTCCGCATTATTGATAGCTCTAAAAGCAGCATTTATTTGATCAGGGTTTGTCGTTTTAAGATCAACGCCGTACTTTTTCATTGTGGTTATATACTCAAGCATATGGCCTAATTCATGCTCAATAATGCCGGATACATCCTTTTTAGGCGTCCACCATTTACTGTCTACTGCTCTTTTGATCATGGTGTCGATACTTGCCAAATCGTTTAAATAGTCCTTAGACAGCTTCAATCTCGTTATTAGCTGACCGTCTTTAAAAGCCATACCTGCAGAAGCGACAGCCCGCATACGTCCACTCGTTTCCATGTTGGTAATAAAGCCGTTTAATGCAGGGTATTTATTATAAAACTCACCAATACCTTGATTAACGCTATTAGCCACACCAACATCAATATCCTTAAAGCTGACTTTGGAAAAGCCTAACGTATCCATCGCATACTTTTCAGCTTCTTTGATAGTTTTGGCCGGTGTGAATTTTACCTTCAGTATATCCGGTTTAGCGATTTCCTTCAATCCATCTTTTGAGCCTCCGTCTACGAATGATTTTTTCCAATCCTCATATTTCATGCTATCAGGCACATAGTAGGTTTTTCCTTTGGCGTTCCTGGCTGCTCTGTATCCAGCGGAATCATCGAAATATGGCACCGTAACCGTCCGGCACCAACAATGAAACGGCGGCGCGGTAACGCCAACCTGATAATCCTTCATTTCAAAGACTTCGCCGTCCAGGCTCTGACAGATCGGTGAAGTATGACTGTCCAGTGTAGCAACAATTTCATACTTTTTTACTTCCAAATCATTGAAACAACGCTCTTGAGAAGCGGACGCAAAAAAAGCAGATTCGGTCATTACTAACCGCCCTGCTGTATTCTTGGAAGTATTTAATTTTTGCGCTATGGTTTTTATAGCTTTATCCGGTGCATCCCCCCGGATGATGGACTGTGTTAATTCGGTGTGCAGAGTATTGATTAACTGATCTTTACTTTGCCAGATCCGATCCGAAAAATTCTTGCCGTCCGGTGTCCAGGGTTTACTGATTACGGCAGTAAACTGCTGATTGTTAAACCTATGCAGATCATAGCCAACGTTAAAACCGCGCTGTATTTCATAGGCTGAATGATAATAACCTTCAGAATAAATGTTCCGCATGGTCTTGTCCAGGCCATCAAGTTGATTGCCGTATAAGACTTCCACCTGCTGTTGCATTTGAAGCTTTAAAGCTTCCAACCGTGAAATATGAACTTTGGCAGAGGCATTCTCTAACTGCTTCATCCACTGGCCGTTAACGGCGTTTTGCTTACCGTATTTGATATACTCCTGGACCGTCCAGCGCAATTCGTCCAGTTCAGAGGAATTCAAAAGCTGCTTCGCTTCGGCAAAGGAAATTTGATTATTTTTAGCAAAGCGGTTATACCATGCCGTAATTTGCTGTTCAATCGTTTCAGACGCTTTTTTATATTCACGTTCCAAATCGTTATAATAATCCAAACCCTTTTTTAATTGGGATTCTTCCAACTGCTCAAACCGTTTACGCCAATAATCTCTATTCTCCATTGCCATCACCTAATATAACAAGGTCCATGCTTTTGTAATACTTTATTAGGTCAGTTAACTCTATGCTATTTTCTTTTGGTTCTGCCTGTATGTGTATTTTTCCCTCATAGCCAGTTTTTCTGATTTCGCTGATAACACACTGCAAAAGCATGCGGGAATGCCCACGTCTTCTATATTGAGGATGCACGTAAAGGTTGTATATAAGAGGACAAGTTCCCAATAAGTAAAAACAATAACCAAATTTGGTCTGAATAAAATCTTCATCTTCGTAGCGTTCAACGTTATTTATTCTGCTCCCGCTCCTTTCGTGTACAGAATCAAGGAAAAGCACCACGCCTGTGAATCTAACCCGGAACGGCTCTGGGGGTTTATCCACCGCCACCAGTGTTGCCAAACATGGCTTTATACTGGTCCATTTCAGACTGTTGCTGTGCTTTTTCATCGGCTATACGCTTCAGTTCTATTTTTACGTCAGTAGTCCAAGGATGTTGACTAACAATAGTTTCGTTAGATAGGATACCGACTGATTTACCGCAGTTTTCGATTGATTCAGATTCGTTGATGAGAATGTCTCGGTTAAAGATAATATTCACTGTCTGGCCGCTGTAATCACCCTGACCAGTATTGGCAAGATGCATATTCACAAACCACAATAATTCTTCAAAAGCAGCTTGAAATTCTGTTTCCATGCCGTTAGCATCCAGGTCAATATCTGAATACATACTTTGAATATTCATCTGGTTTGGATTATTGCCCATGCGGTCATCTTTGGCATCGAATCCGCGCCCGTTTTCAACTAAGGCCTTTTTTAGTAGATCCAAAATAACTTTATAATTCTCGCTATTGACCGCAATTTCCAACGCCTCTAAACCGCCATCCGCGCCATCAACCGTTTTCACCTTGACTACGCCGTACTGACTGAGATTATGCCGGAATTCTCCCAGGTTAGTACCATCATAGTTTTTCAAAATCAGGATGGTATTCCGCTTATCTTCCTGCATGTTGTTCTTAAAATCGCTGATTAAGTCATTTATACCATCCTGAAGCGACTTAACACGCCTAATAAGCGGTATTTCCTTGTTATTAAATTTAAAGGGCACTAACGGGATTTTCTCCCAGTTGTAGCCCGTAACATTACCTTCAGAATTTTCGATAACCATATGAGTACTTGATGGGTTTTCAACATCAGGGATTAAGCTGTTACCCTTCAATTCAAAACGGTGAATGCCTTGCTTATCGTATATCTCAACTTTTGTAATAGCAACCTCAATAGTTCCTTCATATGCCTCTACACTGTACACCCGGACGGCGAAGTCTAAAACTGTATGTTCGGCATTAGCCCAAAAGGGTAGAATCTCATATCCGGGGAACTTCTTAAAAACAAGTTCTCCCTGATCGTCATAGTAAGGATGCAGCCAAGCTATCCCATCGTTTATAGCGTCTTCACCGACATTTTTTAAAGTCCGCAGGAAGCCTTTATTAAAAACTGTTTGGAGTAGTTTACTATAGCCCTCGGCTTCGCTTTCAAAGGTGAGCGGTTTAGCCAATAGATAATTGACTTTCTGATCAACTAACTTGGCGTATTGGTTATCTACAACACGGTTATTGGGCAGATTTGTCACCTCGGTTAATTCTCCACCTTCACCAATAACCGTCCGCTTACGACGTAGGATATCATGATCACCATGATAGTACTTTTCACCGATTATCATGCCCCGCCGTTCTGGTGAGTTTTGAAATTTAATCAATTCCCGTTCGATAAATTTCAAATCACTCATCCGGCTGGCCGCACCTATTTTTATAAGTTGGTTAATTTGTCCGGTCTGATCTGTCCAATACACTGTTTATCACCTCATTCAAAACCCATTCTGCTGCCCTGACCGCATTTTTCAGCTATACCCGTTGTAGCATCCGGGCCGTCATCATGTTTGTTCTTACCTTCCTTTTGATACTTAATCATGGCATCATGATACTCAGGCCATTGGTCACGCCAGTTGACCGGAAAATAAATATGGTCCATAACCCAAGTACTGTTTGAAATAATGCGGGCTTTCTTGTTCTTCGACTGATGGAAAGCATTTATCCGTGTCCGGTTGCTGTGGTGTTTAGTTTGTAAAATACGTTCAACAGCACGAGCAAAACCACGACCACCGTTATTGCTTTCAATATCGGCAATAGTAACGCCATCATCATGCAGCATTTTAGCTGTAGCCGGTTCAGTTTCTTCCATAGGTGCCTTGGTATATAGCACATTTAGGGCATACGCTTCGCCGTTATATTCGCCATAGTTGATACTGCAAAGGTAATCTTCCCCAGTATCGGCAGTATCCGTATAGTTTTTGATTGCGGTGAATAAGGGATTACCGTTTTCATCGGTAGGAATCCGGTCATAGGTCTTGAATCGGGTATACAAGCGACCTTTCAAGTCAATCGGCTCCTGCTGATAGTTGGCTGAAGCAATATCAGCACCCATTTCAGAAGTAACATCATCATATTCAGCTTTTGTCATGATTTCGTCACAAAGCATACTTCCATCATCTTGAACAGCTTTATATGTTATTAAATGACACTTATTAGGTTTCTTTTTTAACATTCTTCCAACAAGATCATCTGAAGCCCAACGTGTCATAATAAGAATTTGTTTTCTGGGACGCTCCATGCGCTGAACTAAGGTGTTGTTATACCAATCCCAATGCTTATCTTTAACAAGCTCGTTAGACGCTTCCTCATGGCTTTTAATAATATCGTCAACAAGAATATAATTAGCACCAATACCCGTTGATGTACCACCGGGAGAAGTTGCTAAGTAATTTTTTTCTTCAGAACCATCTAAACTCCAAAATCCCTTTGCGGCATCACCTTGTTTAATGGTGGTATTGGGAAAGATATTTGAGAAATATTCATTTTTGACGCTATTATTTTCAACAACTATACCATCCCTGGTTTGTTGTGCAAACAGTCCTGATAAGATTTGATTGTAAGAGCCAGTAATAACTTTGAGTTTAGGATCTTTGCCAAAAATCCATAAAACAAATAAACGAGCGGTAAAGGTTTTCCCGTGTCGCGGCGGCATGTTTATGATTAAAATCCGCTTATCAATTCGGTCCTCATAAAACGCCTGCAATGTCTCACACAAATCTTTTAAATACGGGCGGCTATCCTTATAGAATTCAGGGTATAGAAAGCAGCAAAAAGACCAGAAGTTTGTTCTGGCCTTTTTAATCGCAAGCGCACGTTGAACAAAAATATATTCAACTAAGCTGATACTCTTAGGATTTATTGATCTTTTCATACCGTTCGGCCAATTCCAATAATTCAGCCTCGCTCATATCCTCATATACTTTCCTAATGTCTATACCGCCGCCATGTTCAATATCTTTCCTATCACGCCATTCAGCAGGTTTCCGGTTCTTTAGCCAGAAGATTTGCGCTGTAGTGTCCGGCTGAACTTCTTTGACTACTTTCTTAGTAACCTTAAATTCAAATTTTCTAGTTGTCTCATTATAAATACGCTCCTTGGTAACTTCTGTAAATTGATAACCCAATGCCCGTTTAAGCAAAGCATTCTCAACCTGAATATCGATAACTTCCTTGCCTTTTTTTAAGGCGTCCGAAATGTCCGAATGCTTTTTCTTCCACTCGCTTAGTGTGGATCTAGTAATCCCCATATTCGAAGCAATCTGTTCGTCGATTAAACCATTCCTTGCCCATGCCTCTAACTGAAGTAACCCTTCAGCGGTTAACCATTGCTCATATTTCCCTTTAGCCATTGAAGGAATCACCTCACTTTCAGCAAAATAAACTTTAACCTTTATTTAAACACAGCCAATATCCTAACGCCCTTTTTACCTCGCGGCGGCGTGGGTGGATGTACGATAGCTGTATGCGTTATTTCCGGTCTTGGTTTTTCAGGCGTTTTCTTGTCATCGGCCATAAATTTAACCTCCGATTTGATTCATAAAAAAGAACTCCCGACATTTACGCCGGGAGTTCTTACAGGGAGAAGAAGAACGAAAAGCTTTAGAGTCTGCGATCCAATTTTTATGATAAAGTAAATACCCTATAACCTCAAAACCTAAATATTTCCTAATTCCTAAAAGAAATTTTTACCGTTCCTGCATTCTCCTATTTTCTCACTTTCTTGTAATAAAAGTTAACAATTTATGTGAAGTCATACATTAGAATACAACCTCTGATTCAACGTAGCCAGACTGGGCTTCTTGCTCTTCTCCTTCTTCCGGGATGATTTGGACTTACTACCACCGCTTGAATATGGGTATATCGGTTTTACCTCCCGCAGCGCATGGCAAGGGGCCATATCACTTGTAAACTCATATAGCTGTCTCATGTATTCAGATAACGGCGTAGTATCAGCCGCCAATATTTCATCAATCCAATTAGCCATATAGCACCTCCTGTATTCTAGCTTTGATAGCTTCCATCAAGCCGTTTTGTGTAATATCTTTCGTTTTCAAAGCATCGGCACAAACCTGATCCATCGTGCCGACAGTTAAAATCCGGTGAATGATTCCCTGTTCTTTTTGCCCCGGCCTGTTTAATCTGCAATTGGCTTGATCATATAATTCAAAATCCCAGGTAAGTCCAAACCAAACAGTTATATACCCCCCGAATTGGAGATTTAAGCCATGCCCGCAGCTGGCAGGGTGGGCAATCAGAACCGGTATCTTTCCTGCATTCCAATCATTTTTATCTCTTTCGGTCTTTAACTCTCTTGCATTAAACCGTTTCATGATCCGGTCCCGGTCATGCTGATACGCATAAAGCACGAATACCGGCTCCCCCTGTGCTTCGTCAATTAATTCCTCCAAAGCATCCAACTTGAAATCATGAATATGCCGGACATTCTTGTTTTCATCGTATATAGCGCCATTCGCCAACTGCAGCAACTTATTATTCAATACTGCCGCTGTACTGGCTACCACATCCCCATCTTTGTAAGGCAGCAATAAATCCCGTTCCAACTGTTTATATACCGACATAACCGGATCTGGCAGCACGATCTTAATATCGTTAATAAACGGTTCTTTCACATCCAGCCAATCTTTGCCGCTCATGGATACACAAATATCACTTATCGCTTTATCTATTAGCTCTTTCGCGCCATCTTTTAGTCTCCAGGAATACACCATTACCCCGTTTCTCTGGTCCGGCTCAAAATATTTATCCCGATAGGCTGTAATCGTTTTGCCTAATCGCTCCCCGCGATCCAGTAAATAAAGCTGCGGCCATAGGTTTAAATAACTTTTAGGCGCTGGCGTTCCGGTCAGTAGAACAATTCTTTTGACTAATGGCCTAACTCTCCGTAAAGCTTTAAATCTCTTGGATTGGTGGTTTTTAAAGCTGCTAGACTCGTCCACTATAACCATATCAAACGGCCAATCTTTGCCGAAATACTCTACCAACCAAACAACGTTTTCCCGGTTTATTACGTAGATATCTACCGGAGTATTCAGAGCCTTTATCCGCTGTTTCTCCGTCCCCAGCACGCGAATAATCTTTAAACCCCGCAAATGACTCCACTCGTTTATTTCATCAGTCCAAACCATCTGCGCCACTCGTTTAGGGGCTATCACTAAAACCCGGACGGCATCGAAGTAATCATACACCAACTCAAATATAGCTGTTAATGCCGTTACCGTCTTACCCAGGCCCGGACGTAGAAACAAACCAAGAGCTTTTTCCCGGAGTATTCTATCTTTGCAGTAGGATTGATAGGGGCGGGGATTAAACGTCCTCATAGTCAATTACCTCCACCATAAAGCCCAATGCCTCAAGCTGCTTTTTCCGTTTCTCCTGCAATGGTCTAAGTCGCTCTCCTGGCTTTTTAATTTCTGCAAAATACATTTCACCGCCGGGTTTTAATATGATCCGATCCGGCACACCTGCAAAACCGGGGGAAACAAATTTTAGGCAAAGCCCTCCGGCGGCTTCAATTTTATTTTTAAACTTCTTTTCGATCTGTTTTTCTAACATACCGGCCTCCAAATTCTTCGGACACATCCGGGAAGCCTTATTTTTCAAGGGTTCTGCTTAATTTTTTGTGTCCATGTGTCCAACGTTCCACGGATTTCCTATATATATAAATACGCATGTATGACTTCACATATATTGTGATATATTCACATATAATGTTATATGTATATGTATTTTATAATCTTATATATAGAAAGTATGGACATATTGGACACATAATAGGTTAATCCCTTGAATTATCTGACCTCGCGGTGTGTCCAAGGTCTGTGTCCGTCGCATTTTTGACGGACACAACGGACACAAAAATTGGTCATTCTGCCCTTACAAAACATCTTTGATGACCGTACATACTGCCAAAATACAATTTGCCCGTTCCTTTTGTGTATTTCGTCCATCCTGGCATTCTGTTTAGAATTTCTCTTAACTCAATGGCCTGAATCCGATTTAGTGACTTCAAATCGCCGCCAAATAACTCACACCATATTTCCATTACACAAACCCTATCTCGTTTTACCGCCCCTGCTTGAGTAATAAAATCGCCGTTTAAGAATTCCCTGCGTTCCGGTAAGCCCCTTTGCTGCCAATCCTCTGGCAAAAGGGTATCCAGATAGGTTTGCACCTGCCCTTGTTTCTCATTATCCTCCATATGTTTTTCCTGTTCCTGAAGGGCTACTGTCGCCATATGTTGATCTAAATGAAGATCCTCTCCTATCAGATAGTAGCTCATGGCTTCGGCCCATATCTGCCCTATTTCCGAATCCGGCAATTCCTTAAATACGCTCTTGGTTACATCCTGCACCCCGCACCGAACCGGCCAAAATCTACGCCCGCCGGTGCTGTCTCTTATAAAATCATCCCGATTACTGCTGCCCCAAAATACGCATTGCCTGGGACAATCCATCACGTTTTTACCATACGGCATTCTAAAATGGTCTATCTGCTTGCTTAAAAAATGCTTTACGCTTTCTTCATCAGCTTTTTTCAGCCCGGCCAGTTCGCCCATTTCAATAATCCAGCGGCCTTGTATCAGTTGGTAAATATCTTTATGGTTAATATCTTTTATAGAATCCGAAAACCAAGTCCCACCTAACCGGCTAAGAAAGTAACTTTTCCCTATGCCTTGCTTTCCAATTAGGACAAGCATGGTGTCAAATTTGACTCCAGGTTGCATAATGCGGGCGACGGCGGCAACCATCATTTTCCTCGTAACCGTTCGTATATATCCGTTATCCTCCGCGCCCAGGTAATCAATTAGCAGGGTTTCTATGCGTTCCTTACCATCCCACTCCAAACCGTTTAAAAAATCGCGCACCGGATGAAAGTGTTGGTGATACATTAACTCATTCAAGGCGTCTTGGATAATTGGAGCGCCTTTGATTTTATATACCCGATGCAAATAGTTTCTCAGCCCCGAATCGTCGCCATCCTCCCAGCCGCGCCCCGCTTCCGTCTTACGCCAGGGCAAATCATCTTTGATAACTACCTTATGCGCAAAATCATCCATTTGAATTTTTCCGGCCAGATTCGGGTCATTTAATAGAATCAGCAGTATGTTTTCCGGGATGGAATCTATCTTGCCTTTAGCATCGTATTTTAATTTAGTCAACCAATCGGTAGATACTAAATCATTGGCAAAATCTTCCCTTGCCGCTTCTAGGCGTTCTGTACCTAACGTTTCTTTTACCGTGTTATCCTGTAAAGCAAAATCAACCATTGCCTGATAGCTCGGCAGCTTATTAACCGGCGTTCCTTCTTTTGCTGATTCGTCCAGTTCTCCGAATTTATGAATCCTGACCAAATCAAAAGAGTTGACCAAACGCCCGGCTATCGGGTCCGTGCCGTGATTGCTGTAAGCAAATTTATCATTGTCATAAATGACAAGTCCTGCGGCGGTACTGCCCGCTACATATGTGTAACGATCCGGCATAGTGCAGGCGGCGTATACATCCGGTAAAAAGGTTTCAATTGCTTCAACGATATTGTAGGTCCGACAGAAAGCCCCTACTATACCGGTTTTTTCTGTCGGATCGCCTTGCTTATCTGCCGCCTTTTTCCGCGCCTTATGAATCCGGCTGGATTCCGGCCAGAAAGAAGAATCTTTCCACGTTTCACCCGGACCGTATAGAGCCAGGATGCTATCGGGATCTAACCAAGGGGCGTCATTGCAATCAAAATACGGCTCCTGGTCACTTGATACGCTAGGCCAGTACATTAACCGAGTAGGCTGATAGGTTGTATCATCGAACTGATCCATGCCGACTTTATGGGCAAGCATCCGGCTTATGGCTTCATGTTCTTCGGCTGTCACGGACCGGCTGTAAGGCCCGATGATCCGTATCCGGCGCTTTCCCTTCCGGTCTTTATGCGTGTTATAAGCGGCACAGGCGCAGCCATGAGTGAGCCAAAATTCCTCAAATAGCCCTTCCTCTGCAAAGTCGGCATCCAGGGTAAACATGGTCCTCCAGGATATTGCTTTCAAAGTCCGGCGCCCGCCGGTGAGTGTACCACCAACGAAGCCGCCAACATCCTTGATATTGTCCTGATCCGCTTTGACCATGCTGTCATATTCGGCCATCGTTTCGGAAGTAACCCGGGGCGTTTGCAGCTTCGCCAGTACCCAGGACCAATTTACTTGCCGGTTCTTCCATTCTGATTCAAAACGGTTTTTGCCAATGGCAATAGTTACCGGCCCATCGTGTTGTAATTTATCAGTAGAGGAAATCATAAAGTACCTCCGCTATGCCTTGCATAATATAGTCCGGGCAAGGCTGTGCCATCCCATTTCCCAATGCCTTGTATCTTGCCGTGTCACTCGCTCCCGGTATATCAGTCCACCCATCAGGAAAACCTTGTAAGCGTTCACATTCTAAAGGGGTTAGGCGCCGAACTGCATAATCAATACGAACAGGGTTTTGATAATTTAAGCTGTAACCGCCGCCTGACTTTGCTTGCAATGTTCCGCTAAGTTCTTCACTTTCATATAAACTGCGACAATCTATAGCAGCTACAGTATGAAATGCGACAACTAGATCAACATCAGTTTGTTTTGCCATGGCCGCTCTTTGTGTTGCCGCTAATTCCCCTAGTTGATAATTGCTATATCCAGCGCATGAAAACATTAACCGGCCTGTTGTTCCAACGCTATCCTCAAAACCTCCGGCAGTTCCTTCCCTCGGGCTTCCGCTCTCCGCAGTATTCCGGCGCAAGCTTTCGGGCTTAAATAGTATTTTTGCGGCACATTGGCCTGCAAAATCTGCGACAAGAAAGATTCTCTTACGACGTTGGGGGACTCCCCAGTATCGGGCATCCAGGACTCGCCAAGCGACTTCAACGCCGTTCCCTCTGACCACTCCGGCGCTTGCCCACCTTCCAGATCTAGGTATTGGAATTTGGGCTTCTGTGACTTCTTCAAGCACGGCTCTAAAGTCGGCTCCTTTGTTACTGCTAAAGGCTCCGGGGACATTTTCCCATACAGCAAATCGTGGATACTCTCCATTTGTGGCCTCCCTCATTTCTCCAATTATTCGCATACCTTCATGAAACAGATTTGACCTCGTTTGTTCTGGCTCCGCGCAGCATAACGGGCAGGATTCCGCTTCTTGTATCGATCGATACTCATATACCCAGCCGCATACCGGGCAAATTATCTGCATACCGTTTCGATTACCCGCGATACTTAAATCCTGGCAAGGACTTCCTAACGTAATTACATCAACAGGCTCAATTTCAGCCCCGTTAATTTTGGTTATATCGCCAAGATGTTTCATATTGGGGAATCTTATTTTCGTTACTTCTATTGGAAAGGCTTCGATTTCAGAAGCCCAAACCGGTACTATGTCATAGCGTGTTGCGGCCAGCGGCCACCCTCCAATCCCATCAAAGAGCGATCCAAGCTTCATACACTGTCACCCGCCTAAATACTTTTCAATAAAAAGTTCACTTTCTAACTCAGATAAGTTTCTCGTTCCCTGATTGAAATAGCTCCCTTTCAATTCAATCCCGACATAGTACCGATCCATTTTGATAGCCTGATAACCGGTACTGCTTATGCCATTGAAAGGATCTAATGTAACATCACCAGGATTTGTCCAAAGGGTTAACGCTCTTTCGATAACATCAAGCTGTAAAGGGCAGATATGCCTTTCATCGTCAGTATCTCTTGCAGGATTTCTATTAAGGGTATTGGTCTGCCTTATATCCATCCATACCGGCGATGCATAACGGCGCCACACCTGATGGGAGTAAACCGGCGTTTCATTATACTTTTTCTTTTTTGCGTATAGGTCCGGGTCCGGGCCCGGGCGTTCGGTTACAGTGGTTTGCGGAGCATCCTCCCCGGCAAACTCCGTTAACCCGTTCTCATGTGTGATAGGATATTGATTTACTCCAGGCTTTCGCAAAGTGACTAGATAATCAGGAAGCCCTTGCCGGCACATAGCCGAATCCTTAACAAGCTGCTTGTGCATTAGCCCGATAGCCTTGGTACGCGTAGCTTCGACTAAGGGATCTTTCCATATTGTGACTTGACTGTGTAAGATAAACCCGGCCCGTTGAAAAATCCTGATCAAGTGCCCCCTAAAATCCCGAAGCCCTATAATGCCGTCCCGTTCTTTCAGCAAAGGTATGTCCATACAATGGATAGATACATTGCGTCCTGGCTTCATCACTCGGAACAGTTTCAAAGCTAAGAACCGCATATGCTTGGCAAATTGCCGGTAATCCTTGTTATTGCCGATATCTCTTTCACTGTTTGAATAAGTGTAAAGGGAGGCAAACGGCGGCGAGAAGATAGAATAGTCAACGCTGTTTTCCGGCAAGCCGTCCAGGACTTCGCAGCAATCGCCGTGATACAGCGCCCATCGTTCCCCGTGAGCCTGATTAAGTACGTTCATATTAGCTGGCCCTCCTTAACCACTCGGGCAGGACCATCTTTACTGCTGGATCGTAAATTCCGGCATCCCGCTTTGTCGCTTGAATGTTTTCTTTCGTAATTTCCTGCGTGGCGCTGATCATACTTTGCAGCATAATATTGAATTCCGCTTCTTTTCTCCGTATATTCTCAACAACTGCGCCCTCAACGTCTGAAGAAATAACATGGACGTTGACTTTGTTTTTCTGGCCGAACCGCCAGCACCGGCGCACCGCTTGATAATATTGTTCAAAACTATGTGATAACCCCACAAAGGCCTGATTATGGCAATGCTGCCAGTTTAATCCGAACCCGGCAATACTCGGCTTCGTAACAAGCCGTTTGATTGTGCCGTCGCTGAAGCCTTTCAATACCCGTTCCTTATATTCGGGCTTATCACCGCCGCGAATTTGCACAGCGCCCTCAATTGTATTTACGAGGGCATCGGCTTCATCGTTCAAGTTGCACCAGACTATAAAAGAATCATTCGTGCTGTTTACGATCTCCGCGCACCGGGCAACGCGGGCGGCAAGAGTTTCTTTTGCGGCTATTCGTTGTTCTGTCAAGGTTTTTACCTGTTCTTTGCCGGTCATGATGACATGCGGCATAACCTCTAATTCCGGTAGGATAAACCGGGAGCCGTCATATCCAAGGTCAGCCGGGTTTTGCATCATAACAGCCCAGGAGGCTACCCAACGCCAGTAATCTTCCTGCGCATGCCCTTTTAAGCGCCATTTGCTAGTATCGCCGCCGTCATGGACAAAGAACATAGCCAGCATTTCAGCCCGTGTCATGACTCCCAGGAATTCCGCATGATTCGCCAGTTCCATATAGTCGTTAGGGCTTGGTGTAGCGGAGCAGGCCAACTTAAAAGGTGTATGGGTGAACGCCCCAATAATCTGATTGCGGATCTTCCCGGTGAAGGATTTTAGGATTGAGCTTTCATCCAGAATAATCCCTGAAAAATCATCCGGGTTGAACCGATCCAACTTTTCATAATTGGTAACGTTAATCCCATAGATCACGTCCTCTTTGCTGTTGCACTGCTTAACTTCAATGCCAAACTTTGCGCCCTCTTCTGCTGTTTGTCCAGCTACGGCCAACGGGGCTAATATAAGAACCGGCTGCCAAGTATAGTCATATACATGTTTTGCCCATTCCAGCATCTGAAAAGTTTTACCCAGCCCGCAGCCCTCAAACAGCGCCGCCTTACCTTTCTTTAACGCCCATCGGGTAATGTCGCGCTGATAATCAAACATACCGCTATTGATGGAATCAGAGGGTACATCAATTCCCTCTGATCTAACCACAATGCGCTTTTGGTTTAAAAACTCAGCATAATCCAATGAAACCACCTCCTAGGAGCCTAATGAAAAATTGCATAGATTAATAAAAATAGTCAAAAATTCTTTTTCTATATCTACAGGATTTTTGAAAGCGATATCAATACGTAAATCATTTTTTTCAGCCCAGGAATCAATGTTTCTCATCAAATCCATAGCTTCAGCATGTAAGATAAGAGTATCCGCTTCTTTTACTCTTTTTAGTTCCGTAGCGGTAGGTCTTAACCCAAATGCGGCCCAAACTGTCCGCTGTATGACAAATTCCACTTTTTGATAATTAATCAAAAACGGCTTTATCGGTCTGCAAACATCTGATATATACGCTTCACTTGCATCATGCAGTAATCCAATCAACTGCAAGGCGTACTCTGTAGGGTATAACGTTGCTAAATATTTATAGACATTGATTGAGTGTTGCCCTACACTGTAAAAATGCTTGCAATGGCCGTTATACCTGCAGGTTAGACTTAATGCGTGGGCTATATCCGCGATTTTTATATCGTCGGGATACGGCTCTAATGGATAAAATTTAATCCCTGAGTAAGTTTCTATCCAATCGCCTTTCCTCATAACGGCCGCCTCGTTCTATGCCCGCATCTTCTGCACTCGTAAGGTCCAAGTATCGAAGTAGGCACAAACTCATGGCCGATGATGAAACAAATTATTTTTCTAAGTATGTCAGGTATCGTCATATAAACCCCTCCTATATACCTTTTTCCTTGCAAGGGAATAAAGCTGATGTATCAATCTCCGAAGAATCCGCCGGCGGATTTTCGATTTTATCTAAATAGGAAGTATCAAAGCCAAGGCTGTCCAAAAATTTTCTAGCGGCTGCTCCATCTCTTTTTTTGCCTATGACGCGATTTATTTTTGCATACTCTTCCTTTACTTTATCCACTTCGGCATTCCAAGCGCCCAGCAATGCCTGCAATTCCGGTATGTTTTTTATCTGATGATCTGTATAAAACATCTGTTTTTTAGGCTCTCTCGTATAGCCTGTTGATAAATAATGCCTAGGTATAAATTGCTTTATTACTTTTTCAGCTTCATCTAGTGCTGCCCCAGCTTTCTCATAATTGGCAATAGCCTCTTTTAGCACAGGGTTTGATTCTAGATAGACCTCAATAGCGTTTTCATAAATCGCTCTATGCTTATCGATCACCGCTTTAACGGCTTTATATCTGACTTTCGCTAAAAACTCCCTAACTTGTGCTTTTGTCATAATATCCTCTCCTTCTTATCTCTTACCGACAAAGCCTTGTACAGAATCGTCCCATTCCGCACGGAAGCGAATCGGTAAATCAATTTTCTTACCGCCAATATAATTCGTAAGGGCTCGGCAGGATAATATTCTTCCGATCGTGTTTTTGCCGTTTGTCCGGCATTTAATCCCATTCTCCGACTGGCGGACAACGATAATATTGGCGGTTTTGTTTATTAAGACTTCCAGAGTTTCGCCCGCCTGATAACGGGCGCCAATAGCCGCCGACAGTGTTACCTTTCCGGTTTTAGTGACACCAATAGCGACGGTATCTCTACTATTTACAGCAGCGTTGCTAGCATTGAAAACTATAAACGAGGATAAATCTATTGAAGTGTGGACCGGCGCCGCAGGGGCTATCGGTACCTGTTTTCTAATGGGCTTTGTTGGCATGATATAACTCCCCTCTTCCAAACAAATTTTTAATAAAACCTCTTCAAAATCTTGAATTGCCCTTTCATCATCAATGGCATCTATTAGCCGAAATTCCGTTCCATTTCTAACCGCGTCCAGTGATAGAACGCAGCCTTTTCTTTTTAAGGCCTTGTTCTTTCGTATTGTTTTAAACATGGCTGTTTTTATGTTCAATATGGCCCATGTGGAGAAACTTGCGCCCCGGTCAGGTTTATACGCCCGGTAGGCCTCTAATAACGCAATACTGCCAATCTGAAACAAATCTTCGTATTCTACACCGTTCCTGTATGGGTAAAATTTATGGATCGCGTAATGGACCAGCTTTTCGTAAGCTTGAAGGATTTGATTTTCATCAACCATTTGAACGGCAATCATTGTCAATCATCCTTTTTATAAAATAAAGTCTCAAAACCATCACCCTTTAGAGGAAGTCCCGGCGCCCAGCCGATAGGCTGCGCCAGGATTTTATTCATTTCGTCCAGACTGCCATAGCCTTTAGGCATTTCGGTGATAATTTCATCATGAACATGCATCACAATCTCATAATTTGCCTGATCCAGCCGATCCATTGCCACGGCCAGACAATCCCTTGCTATGGCCTGTACCAAGTTTTCCACCAGTTTCCCGCCATATGTCGGCATCCGCTTCCATTGTTTTGTCGTCTGGTCCTGGCCCTCATAGGATAGCTGTTCTTTAACGCCTACGTTTGTTTCGGCCATTTCAACCCTTGGCTTTACATAGGCAAGCTGCCGGCCAGATGGAAGAACCGCAAATAAAATGCCTTTTTCATACTTATAGGACACACCGCGCTTTAGTTGTACCGATGTCCTATTTTGTACGGCCTCTTTTGCAGCATTCTCCGCATCTTGCCATAATTGAACAATATGGGGGCTTGCATTGCGCCACATTTTAACCAGTGCTGGCAGTTCTTCTTCCGTCAATCCCTGTTTCAAAGCGCCCATTTTGATTAAGGCATTCGGCCCGCCTTGATAGCCTAAAGCCAACTCTGCCACTTTACCCTTTTGCCGTAAGGGGTTATGTTTGTCGATACTCTCTACCGGCACCTTAAACATGGCCGCTGCCGACGCCTCGTATATTTTGCCGTGAGTTTTAAATACGTTCAGCCGCCAGGATTCCCCGGCCAACCAGGCAATTACTCGGGCTTCTATGGCACTAAAGTCCGATATGATAAACCGTTTACCAGGAGCAGCGATAAAAGCCGTTCTGATCAATTGAGATAAAATATCTTGTGTATTACCGTAAAGCATTTGGATCATACTAAACATATGAATTATAAGCATTTCCCTGGCGAGATCTAAGTCCGATAGTTTGTTTTGCGGTAAGTTTTGAACCTGGACCAATCGACCAGCCCAGCGGCCTGTCCTGTTAGCTCCATAGAACTGAAGCAGCCCACGGACTCTACCGTCATGGCAAACCGCGCACTCCATAGCTTGATATTTCTTCACGGACGTTTTAGCCATCTGCTGCCGCAATTCTAATACCCGTTTCACCGTTTCGCTCTCCGTGTTGGCTAATAGTTCTGGCACGGTTTCTTTATTCAGAGATTCGATCTTTACGCCCTCGGCTTCCTGAAGCCATTCTTTAAGCTGTGATACGCTATTAGGATTGTCCAACCCGGTAAGCCTTATTGCCTCGGCTTCCATTTCCGCTTTATTCAATTCGTCGCACTCCATAGCGTTTTTAACAAGGCCCATATCCACCATAACGCCCCGATCATTAATATCCTGGTCCAGCCGGTACAGGCGGCGCTCCATCTCGGGCAGTGGTATCTTTTCCAAGATCTTTCGGGCATTGCGTTCGACTTCCACATCACGCCGGTTATAATCAACGAATTTAGCCCATTTCTCCGGGTCATGCTGCGGCATATTCCGGGTACGCTGTCCATTCGTCTTTGTTGGTTTGCAGGGAGTGCAAAAATATTTAATAAGCGCCTTACCCTCGGTCATTTTTTGCTTATCTATGCTATCCGGGAATAGCACCTTAGAAAGCTGATCCAAGTTTCCCGGCATCCCCAAATACAGTCCATGTACCATAGTGCAATACCAATCTTCTGCAGTCATCCATAATTCTGTTGGATCTCCGTCCATATAGTTTTCGGCCGTAAAGTAATTCGATAATACAACCCTTTCAAACTGCGCATTATAGGCTGTTTTCGGGATTCGGGTATCCCATAAGGCTTTTCTTACTTCGCGCGGTATTTCTTGACCATTCACCAGTTCTATGACCGTTACGGGGTCATCATCAAAGGCGAAGCCAAATAGTAGAATTTCGCAACTTTCGGCGTATTTGTAAGCACCGACTTTTTTTATATCCAAGGTAGAAAAGGTTTCTAAATCAATGGAGAGCATTGTCATACCATCACTCTCCTAATAACTCTTTAAGCTCCGCCGCCTGTAAATCTGGCTCATAGCATTGTGTTGTTTGATAAACATCATGTTGCGTAAAGTGGTGTATCACCCATTGATTGCATTCTTTAGACCGTTCAGAAAAGGACTTTAATTTAATGATCGTGCCTAATGCCGGACCGTTTTTAGTGTTGACGACTGCAAAAGTATCTTCGTCATCCGTCAAGCAGGGACAAGTCGTATAAAAATCATAAGTTTTTTCCTTGTTGCCCCTGAAGCAGACTTCAGCAATTTTGATATCCATTTCTCCCTACCCCCAATCATAGATAGAAAAGGGCGGGAATTGCACCCGCCCTATTTCCTTTACCCTAACAGGGCGTTTAATTCATCGTCGTCATTCCCGATAAACTCGGCAAAATCATCTTCTGCAGCAGCCTGCCCACCGCCAAGACGTTCGCCGTCGGCCACTTTCATGATATTGTTAAGCGATACGCCGATCCCCTTACTTTCATTGTTGAATGCGAAGAATGTAATACTTGCCCGCGCATAGCAGCCGCTATAAACTTCATTTGGGTCAATGATAGGATTGCCGTCCAAATCAATAATTCCGGGCTTCCTAGAATTCCTAGCGTTCAAATAATAATGACCGGCATATTCGGGATGTTCTTCTACAAAGGCCTCGTCCGCATCCCCATCATGGAGAGGCATTTTAAGCCCTGATAATTTGCCGCCCCATTTGTTCAAACTGGCGGGATCAGCCTTTACCGCTGCAATTGCTTTTTGAATTAGTTTTAATGTTTTCTCATCTTTTTTCGGAATTAATATAGCCGTGCCATATTTGGCTTCGCCGCCATTTTTCCCTGCTCTAGGAGTAAACACATTTGCATAGCTCAATCTGACCACACCCGTAATTACTTTACCAAGTTGTTTGTTATCATTTGCCATAGTTATCAATCTCCTCTTTATCACTTTTTTCACTATAAATTGCTTCCGGCTGTGCAAGGGTTACAAAGTAGCCTCTCCGAATAAGAGTTCAGCCCCTTTTGTAAAATTGTAAAATGCGTCCTGCTCCTGCCCATATGCCCTGTTCTTCTGGACAAATAACTCCTGAATTTTTTTTGCATCCTCTGTGATAGAAGACGCCAATTGCACCCTATTCATGCCCCTATCACCTTCTTAACCTTATCGTGCTGCTCTTTCATGTTCTTGGTTCCGGCGAATACACCGAATTCTTGAGCCGCCTTTGCAGAAGAATTAAGCTCTGGCCGCTTATCGCTTTCGACTACCAACACCGGCTTACCAGGGGGCTTGATGATATATGCGCCAATAACTGCCTCGAAATTCTTTTTACCTAAAAGCTTCTCCATGTCTGTAATCCCAAGCAACTTTTTATTATAAATCTGCTCTTCTGAATATCCGGCAATTAAAAGCTCATCAGCGACGATAGAATCATCCTTATACTTTCGGTTGCTCCGGCCTTCGACCAATTTCCAGCCTGGCCACTTAACGCCGTGATTCTCTGCCTGATCCAGCGCATAGGCCTGTACATCCGAAGCCCATGCCTGAATTTGCTCTGCCTTTTCCAGTATTTCGGCAATTTCTTCCTGAGTTAGTAACGGGGGCTTTTTAAAATCAAGTCTTGTCAGTTCCAGGCTATCCTCTGCTCTCGCCCGGCAAGTCGCCTTTGCCCGGCAGAACCGGCACCAATCCCCGCAGCACAATTCTCCTTCGCCTTTAAAGGCTAGTTCCGCTTTGGGCCTAACTTCGCTGTCTGCCCAAGCCAATAATTCAAATATAGGCATTTCCTGGCTGCTAATACTATCTAACCGTGGCTGATGAATTGTCATTCGTACCGTGTGGATGTCATACAGCATGGAAAAATTGTTATAAGCGCCAAGTGCATAAAGCTGAAGTTGAGTATTACCTTCCGCGCTTACCGGGACACCTTTTCCATACTTTAAGTCGATAATATCCAGATAGCCGCTTGTTATGATAACCACGTCACCAGTTCCGAAGCCCTCCGGTACCCAAAGGCTGTAATCAAGTTTCTGTTCCAATAGTACGTTTGCTTTTTCTCCTGGATTGCGGCTATCTGCCTCATGGATCTTTTCTTTTACAAAGTCAACGTAATTGTCAATATGATCTTCTAATTCTTTAGAATAGTACTGATTTTTCATAAGGTTATGCAGTTCGTTATCATATTCGCTTTTACGCATTACAGTGGTATATTTCCGAAGTTTAAGCTCACCCAGGCTATGGGCAAAAGTACCCTCGTCCGCATAGGGTGAAGATGACTCCGGGAATTGCGTTTCTATCCTTGCGCTTGGTGGGCAGTTTAACCACCGCTTACTACTGGAAGCGCTCAATAATGCGTGTGCCATATTAGCCCTCCAGTTCTTCAGCAGCGGCCATAATGGCAGCATAGTTTTCCGGTTTTATTTCCAGCAATGACGCAACCCCGAAGGAATTTAAAATCGCTTTTACTTCTTTCTGCTTGCCAGCTTTCGCCAATGCCGCCAGTTTTGCCCGGACTTGCTGCTTCGTAAACTGTTTTTCGGCTTCTACGGGATTTGCCTGTTCAGTTTTTACCGGTTCTGCAGGTTTTGCATCTTCCTTGGCGGGCTTGTCCTCAGTAGCCTTTGTACTTCTGGTCCGGGTAGATTTAGCCGGTTCAGATTGGGCTTCAAATGCAGCAAATACAGCAGCCAATTTCCCGATTTCCTCTTTACCTTCCACGCTAACATGCACATCAATTTTCATAATATGATCCTCTCCCTTTAAATAATTGATCTTATAATTGATCTTATAATTTGGCTAATCAGGTAGATAACGCTAACCGTTATTACCCACTTTGCAAAGCGATCTAAACGCTTTTCATTTTTTGTAAGAATCTTCATCACCCCAGCAGATCATCCAGTGTATAATTGTCATCTAGCGCAATGATCTTTTTTGCCATTTGCAGGGATACCGGTCTATCCCCGGTTTCAACCATGCAAATATGTCCTGTACTGTAACCTAGACTTACGCCAAATTCCTCCTGCGTCATGCCTTGACACTGTCTAATCAGTCTAACAATCTCACCGGGCGTTAATTTCTTCAAGGCATCATCTCCCTGGGTGTTTTAGTGCTTATTTATTACACCTTGCTAAACCGATCACCCATTCTTCAAATAGCCCTCTTGGGATTAGAGTTTTCTTCCCAATATGAAAATAAGGAAATTTAGGATTATTTTTTATATGCCAGTAAATTTCTTTTATCCCTATTTGAGAGAGTTCTGCCGCTTGTTTTACGGTCAATGTGATTGGTTGATCCATAATTTTTCTCCTTAGCTGCCGTATTTAATCGCCATATCTTTAGCAATCGCTACATAACCCTCAATCAGCTTTTTATCCTCAGCGATCACATCAAGCGGATTAAGCTTGTCCCTCTTCGATTTACATACACCTTCTTCAGCCATTCTCCGACGTTTATTAGTAAGGCGGGATTCTAAATTCACACCTAATCGATCATTAAGCAATCTGCTTCCCCTCCTTCTCTAAAGCCCCGAACCTTTACAACGCCTTAAAATGTGGTACAATGGATTTGCATATTTTTTGTTAGGCCACTTTAAAGTGGTCTTTTTTTTGTTCACCTCTGACTTGTATTTCCGTCATTAATGAGCAAAAAATTAAGGTCTAAATCAAGTACTCTTGCCAACTTAGTCAAAGTCTTTACACTTGGGGCGTATCTACCCTTCTCAATATCCGCAATGTAACTTCTAGCTACTCCTGACTGTTGGGATAGTTGAACTTGTGTCAACCCTTTTTCCTGCCTTTTATCACGAACCGCTTTTCCAATTTGGCCCTTTCCAGTTTCCAATTTCTTCACCTCCTCGATCTAATTGTATTGTATTTCCGTCATTTTGTAAAAACGCAAATAAGAGCATACATTACCATTTTAGCGGATTAGTTAGATATAACTTGTTAATCCGTCATTTTGCTTTAATTTACTTGTATTTCCGTCATTCATTCTATTGTATTTCCGTCATTCACCGGCTATAATATTCTCATAGTCGGTATATACGACATAAGGAGGGTATTATGAAATTAGGGCAACGTATAAAAGCCATCAGGAAATCTAGAAAGATCACTCAACAGGAATTAGCTTTCAGATCCAAAATGTCACGTTCCTATCTTGCCGATGTTGAGAATGACAGATATAACCCTAGCCTCACTACACTTGAAAAAATATCAGAAGCTCTAAATGTATCAGTAGATCGGTTAGCTGGAGAAGCAGCCATTAGTATCATAGAAGATCGGCTTGAAGAATTAGGTTTATCCTTAGAACAACTATCAGAAAAAGCGAAAGTTCCTCTTAGGTTTCTTGAGCAACTTGATGAGATTGTTCCTGAAGAATCTGACTATGCACATATCACTTCAATTGCCGAGGCATTAAAAATATCTCCTGGTGTTCTTCGTGCGGCATTCGCCCGGCAAGAATCCCCTTCATTTGACGGACCAACAAGAAGCGCAAGAGAGGACTTTACAGACTACCTTCCGACTCCCGCCAATAATTTAGAACAAAATATCACTACCGATATTGATTTTGTTAAATTACCGATCGTCGGCAAAATTTCATGTGGGAATGGCACATACGCCTATTCAGAAATCGAAGGGTATGAACCGACCCCGAAAGATTGGCTGAATGGGGGCGAGTACTTTTATACTCGCGCTTGCGGCGATAGTATGATAGGTGCCCGCATACAGGATGGAGATTTAGTCTTAATTCGTCGACAACCAGATGTAGAAGATGGAGAAATAGCTGCAATACAATTTGAAGATCGAATCTATTTAAAGCGCGTGTTCAAGAGGAACGGCGCTGTTATTCTGCAATCCGAGAATTCAGCATATCCGCCTCAAATAATCAGTAATAAACCCGGGGAATGCTTTATTGTCGGTAAATTAAAAAAAGTAATCATCAACATGTGATGATTACAGGGTATGAGGTACTCAATTGAAAGGAGGGTAACTCTTTTTGAAAAAAGACAGAAAGAAGAGCCAAAGGGCAGACGGCCGATTTGTGGTTACTAAGGTAATAAACGGAAAAAAGGAATACTTTTATAGCACGATATCTAAAAAAGATGCTGAAAAGAAACGCGATGGCCATATAGAAGCATTAAAAGTCAGACCGAAAAATTACCAGGATATTACGTTTGGTGAATATCTTGACAGTTGGTTAGTGAATGTCAAAGAAGATAATGTTTGTGACAAGACATTGCAGAGTTACGAAAGCAATATCAGAGTACACATTAAGCCATATCTAGGTAGTTATAAGATATCGGAGGTATCAACACCCATAATCCGTGAGTTTTTGACTCATTGTAAAAATAAAGTTGTGTGTAGAAAGAAAGCCCCTACTGAAGAAGATTTAAAAAAGGCAAAAAAGATCAGTGCCAGAACCTTGCAATACATTTTTGTAACGTTAAATGCGGCTCTTGAGCAGGCGAGAAAAGATAAAATCATATCAGAAAACCCTTGCGAGACGATAGAAAAACCCACCGTAAAACCAGTCCCTATTAAAACCCTGTCAGAGCAGGAGAAACAAAAGTTTTTCAAGATAGCCAAGAAAGAAGATTTTCAATTATATACCATGTGTGTCATAGCTTTAGATACCGGGGCAAGATTGAGTGAGTTTCTAAACTTAAAAAAATCCAAAGTCGATATTATCTTGGGCCGTTTTATTATCGACCAAGCAACAGAGCAGACAAAAGAAGGCCCTAAAGAAGGGCCGACAAAAAATGAGTCCTCCGTTAGGGCCTTGAAAATGACAAAAAATTCTCTAGCTGTTTTAAAAGAATATCTAGTTTTGCAAGAGCAAGAAATCAAAGAGTTCGGCACACACTATATTGATAATGACTATGTATTTGCCAAAAAAGACGGCGCTCTAATTCCGAACTACGAAATCAGCAAAAGGTTTAAAAAAATAGCGCGATTAGCAGGTTTGAGAGACGACGCTCATTTCCATGAAACCCGACATACCATTGCTACAGAGCTAATAGAAATGGGGGTAAATCAATTTAAGGTACAAGCTTTATTAGGACACGCTACGCTTGATATGACAAAACGATATACGCATTTAAACATTGACAGCCAGGACGAGATAGTGAATAAACTAAACAAAAAACGAAGTAAGTCAAAAAGAGCCTGA